TAACCATGCCAAACGTAGCCATTACTGCGCTGCCCGTTGCAACCTCTGCTGTTACGACAGACGTATTGCCTATTGTGCAGGGTGGCATTACCAAACAGGTCACCAACGCGCTTTTGTTTACTAGCGCTACCCTTGTGACCCCTGCGCTTGGAACACCCGCCTCGGGCGTCCTGACCAACTGTACGGGGTTGCCAATTGCTAACACAACGGGAACTCTTGCGGTAGCCCGAGGCGGTACAGGTATTACAAGTTTTGGCGCAGGTATTGCTGACTTTTTAGGCACTCCTTCAAGTGCAAACTTGCGAGCTGCGTTAACAGACGAAACCGGCACAGGCTCGGCGGTGTTTGCCACTTCGCCCACGTTGGTAACGCCCGCGCTTGGCACCGTTGCATCAGGCGTTATTTCAGCTTGTACTAGCACTTCTATGGTATTGACCACGCCCGTGTTGGGCGCGGCTACAGGCACAAGTCTAAGCACCACCGGCAACCAAACCATTACCGGCACAGGTAAGCAAGGCTACGCCACAGGCTCGGGCGGTGCGGTTGTTCAGGTGACGAGCAAAGCAACAGGTGTCACGCTAGACAAATCTAATGGCCAAATCACAATGGTCAACTCAGCGCTTGCGGGAACTACGATTGTTTCGTTTACGCTTACTAACAGCGTAATTGAGGCGGGCGACATTATCGTGATGAATCATATTTCTGGCGGCACGTTGGGCGCGTATGCGTTTAACGCTTCTACCGCTGCTGGATCGGCATCAATTAACGTCAGCAACTTAACTACCGGCTCACTATCTGACGCTATTGTGCTGCGCTTTGCGGTCATCAAGGTTGTGAGTGCGTAATGCAAACGCCTATTCTCGGCAGCGCCTATGTTGCTCGCAGCGTAAACGCTGCGGACAGCCGGATGGTGAATTTGTTTCCCGAGATGATCCCCGAGGGCGGGCAAATGCCCGCGTTCCTAAATAGAGCGCCAGGCTTAAAGTTTTTGCAAACAGTCGGCACCGGCCCCATCCGTGGGCTGTGGGCGCACCAGACTAACGGCTCAGACTTTTTTGTGGCTTCCGGTCAAGAGTTTTACAAGCTCAATAGTTTAACGGGTACACCTACCCTGCTAGGCACGATCAGCGGCACGGGGCAGGTATCCATTGCGGACAACGGCACTCAGTTGTTTATAGCGTGTAACCCACGATCGTACATCTATAACGAAGTCACAAATCAGTTTGCCGAGATTACCGACCCTGACTTCCCTGGCGCAGTGACGGTAGGTTACCTTGACGGTTACTTTGTCTTTAACCAACCAAATAGCCAACTGATTTGGGTAACTCAGTTGCTTGACGGCACACAAGTTGACCCTTTGTCTTTTGCAAGCGCTGAAGGCTCACCCGACGGTTTGGTTGGGCTTAACGTAAACCACCGCGAGGCTTGGCTTTTTGGTACGGACTCAGTTGAGGTTTGGTACAACGCGGGTTTGCCTGACTTTCCGCTAACACGCATCCAAGGTGCGTTTAACGAGATTGGTTGCGCCGCAGCATTTTCTGTTGCCAAACTAGACAACGGATTGTTTTGGCTCGGGCAAGACGCGCGCGGTCACGGTATTATTTACCGTTCGCAAGGCTACACAGGCGTGCGTATTAGCACCCATGCTGTAGAGTGGCAAATCCAACAATACGGCAACTTTTCTGACGCGGTAGGGTATACCTACCAACAAGACGGCCACGCCTTCTATGTGCTAAATTTCCCCGCCGCTAACATCACATGGGTTTACGACGTAGCCACCCAAGGGTGGCACGAACGCGCAGGTTTCTTAAATGGCGAGTTCACCCGCAACCGTGGCAATTGCCAATGCAATTTTCAAGGCAACATCATTGTTGGCGATTTTGAAAACGGCAACATCTATCAATTAGACTTGGTGCAATACGCCGACCACGATCAGCCTCAAAAATGGTTGCGCTCATGGCGCGCGCTGCCCACGGGTCAGAACAACTTAAAACGCACCACGCAGCACAGTTTGCAATTGACTTGCGAAACAGGTGTTGGGCTAAACCTATACCCAAGCTATGACAGCGAAGATTTAACCACCGAGTCAGGCGACGTATTGATAGCCGAGTTTGCACAAGGCTTTTTAGTCACCCAAGCAAACGACCAGTTAACCACCGAGAGTGGCGACGGCTTTGAACCTTTGGTGACTGTTGACGCAACCGAGCCTTACCCTGATGGGTATGCGCTAACAACTACTGCTTACCCTGAGGCACCAGGCTACACGCCCCAAGTCATGCTGCGCTGGTCTGATGACGGTGGCCACACTTGGTCAAACGAGCATTGGGTGTCGATGGGCAGAATAGGCACTTACGGCACTCGCGCCATTTGGCGTCGTTTAGGTATGACGTTAAAGCTGCGCGACCGTGTCTATGAAGTGTCAGGCACCGATCCGGTTAAGATTGACATTGTGGGCGCTGAACTAATCATCAGCGGCACAAATGCCTAACATTACCCAAATCCCCGCGCCTCGCGTACCGCTAACCGAAAGCAATACGGGGTTAATCAGCACTCAATGGTTTAGGTATTTCAACAACCTTAATACCATTCTTGGTAGCGGCACAGGCATTACTACGCCGGTGTTTGGCGGCACAGGCACAAACGTCATCCCTACAAGTGGTCAATTGTTAATTGGTAACTTTGCGGGGGCGTATACCGTTGCGTATCTGACCGCCAATAACGGGTTGTTCTCTACCGTTGGGGATGGCACGTTAGCAGTTGGTATATCTGACACAGGCGTAACGGCAGGCGCTTACGGCTCTGCGTCATCGGTCACAACTTTGACGGTTAACGCAAGAGGTCAGTTAACGGTTGCGGGCTCGGTAGCCATTGCGATTGCAACAAGCCAAATCACTAGCGGCACATTACTTGTCGCGCGCGGCGGTACGGGATTGGCTACCTTGACGGCTAATCAAATCCCTTATGGTAATGGCACGGCAGCGTTTCAATCCTCGGCAAACCTGACTTATGACGGGTCAATATTTACCGCAAAAGCAAACATTGTGGTGGACAAGACGATTACAGCGGCAGGAACAACTGGTAATCAAACCATTAACAAAACGGCAGGGTCGGTTAACTTTGCAATTGCGGCAACCAGTTTGGTTGTAACGAATAGTCTAGTGACAACTTCAAGCGTTATCTTGGCAACGGTTGCAAGTAACGATGCAACGGTTAAGTCGGTGCAAGCAGTAGCGGCAGCGGGTAGCTTTACTTTGTATGCAAATGCAGCGGCGACTGCCGAAACTCGGGTTAACTTTTTGGTGTTGAACTAAATGAAAGTGACTTACAGCCCTACGCTATTTCAAAATACACCTGCCAAGGTTAAGTTTAGGCAGGATATTCTGACTGTGCAAGACGGGTTGCAAAAATTGATCGACGATGGCGCGGTTCAATCTACGCTAGAAGACTGTACGCTTAAGCACTACTTTACGCCTATTGATGAAAAGTACGGATGTTGTACCTATGCCCGCGAGATGCTAATCCCAAAAGGAACGCTGATCATTGGTAAAATTCACCGCCACCAGCATTTGAATTTTATCTCTAAGGGCAAAGCTATTGTTTTTACCGAGTTTGGGGAAAAACACTTAACAGCACCTTGTACCTTTATCTCTGAAGTCGGGCTTAAGCGCGCCGTGTACGCCGAGGAAGATACGCTCTGGACAACGGTTCATTTAACCGAACACGCGGGCGAAGCAAATTTAAACAAAATTGAATCAGAAGTAATTGCCCCAAGCTACAATGACATGGGCTTAATTGCTTCATTTAAGGCAAAGGAAATATTATGACTTGGGGAGCAACCGCAATTGCTGGAGCAAATATAGTTGGGTCGGTTATTGGTGGGGGCGCTGCTAAATCTGCTGCCGGTACACAAGCCAAAGCATCAAGAGAAGCTATCGCGCAACAGTATGCAGCTTCGCAAGCCGCTATTAAAAACCAACAACAAGTGTTGGACGCGCAGGTTCGTAACGCGGGAAATGTTCAGACCGCTCAAACGCAGCAAATGCAAGAACAGCTTAACGCTCAATTGCGAGTAGCCGCTGAAACGCGCGACGCGCAGCTTGCTCAGTCTAGGATGACCAAAGAAGAGCAATTGTCTTTTGCGGGTAAGACTAAAGATGAGCAAATGGTTATTGCTCAACAAGTATTAGGCAAACAAGAAGGTGCGTACGACCCATATCAACAAGCAGGGCTAGAAGGGCAAAACCGTTTGCGTGAGTACCTTGGTATTGGTGGCGACACCGGCGCAAGAGGCTACGGTCAATACGCCAACGCACAATTCACACCTGAAGCGTTTGCCGCTAACCAAGACCCTGGTTACGGTTTTCGGATGAAGGAAGGTTTGAAAGCCGTTGATGCTCAAGCTGCTGCCCGTGGTGGTTTGATCTCGGGTGCTGCGCTGAAAGCTAGCCAGCGCTTTGGGCAAGACATGGCGTCGCAAGAATATCAAAACGCTTTTAGCCGTTATCAGGCTTCACGCCAAGCTACGCTTGCCCCCTATCAACAATTGCAAAACGTTGGTCTGCAAGGTGCAACCGGTTTATCCGGCGCAGCGGGAGGCTTTGGACAAACAGGATTTAACTCTTTGGCAAACTATGGCAGCGCTGGCGGGCAAGCAATTGGTCGCGCAGGCGAGCAAGCGATCGGCGCATACGGTGGCTATGGCGCTGCTGCGGGTAATGCTTACGGCGCGCTAGGTAGTGGGCTATACAACGCCACAGGCACCGCAGGTGGCATGATCAATAGCGCCTATGGCAATTACGGCAACCAAGTGACAGGCGCTTTAACAGGCTTTGGAACAAACCAAGCCAACCTGACAACTGGTGCGGCTAACGCTCAAGCTGCGGGAACAGTTGGTCAAGCCAATGCGTTTAATCAGGGCATTAGCGGTGCGTCTAACGCTTACTATCAGAATCAGATGTTAAATTTGTTTAGGGATAAAAACGCTGCCGGTACTAACGCCGCTACTCAAAATCAATTACAAACCCAATACGGCGCGGGTAACGTGTTTACGCCTAGTGGTATGGGATACGCGCCAAGTACCGGTGTTGTGCCATCTAGAATATCTGATTACGCGTTTTAAGGAATAATTATGCCAATTGATGCAAATATCGCGTTAGGCGTTCGCCCCATTGAGCAGCCTAATATGCTTGCCCAAATGGGGCAGATGATGGCGCTAAGAGGCGCGCAGCAAGAGTATGAGGGTACTAATGCGTTGCGTGATGCTTACGCTCAAGGCGGTGATTTAAATGACCCCGCGTTTCGTCGGCGCGTAATGTCAGCAAACCCTAAATTGGGTAGCCAACTAATCAGCCAACATAGCGAAACATCAGCGCGCGACATTAAAACGCAAGCCGATTCTCTTAAGACAATTAAAGACAATATAGGTTTAGCCAACACCCCAGAGGCAATGGCTGAGTATCTTCGTGGCGCTTACAGTACGCCTGGCGGCGCGTTATTGGCAAAACTAATTCCGCTTGAAACAGCCATTGCAAAAATACCAACTGACCCAAAAGGCTTTGCTAATTATCAACGCAATTTTGGTTTGACTAGCGACAAACTTCTTGAATCTGCTGACGCGTTATTAAGTTCTAGAACTAGCCTTGCTACTAACGCTGCAACGGTCGGCGCAACAATGCGCGGTCAAGATTTGCTAAACGCCCGTGAAATAGAATAACGTGAATACGAAAGATTAAACCCTTCGCTGTATCATTTTACCGCCCCTGACGGTACGTTAATGGTTGCGCCGCAACGTGGCGGCGGTGCTGCTAGACCTGTACCTATGGATGGGTCAAGCGCGCCTCTTCCTCCAGTTACGATGGGTAGTGGTAGTGGCGGGGCTCCCGCCGGTGCAGGGTCAAGCATTATGGTTAACCCTTCAACGGTTAACAATTTAGCACCAGTTAACCAAAATTCGTTGATCACTCAACCTCAACCTACGTTTGCACCCGCTGCGCCGGTAAACGCCCAAGTGCGAGCAGTTCCGGTAACTAAAGATGTGTTAGACCCAACAGACCCTGCTCGCAAACGCATGATTACGGTTGAAGTTAACAGTTATGTGGCGGGTACAGGGCTTGGCGCTGACGGAAATGCCCCGCCACCTAAAGGCGTTCTTGGCGTTGCAGGTTCGCCAATACCTTCTAACTATATGCCTGACCCAAAAAATCCCCAAGGGGTTATTCCGGTGCCTGGCAGTCCTGCCGATCCTAACGCTAATTTGCAAATAGGTTATCGACAAAGAGCCGACGGTAAAGGGCAAGAATTTATACCTGGTGGCCCTGCTGATCCTAAAGTAATAGCTAATCGAACTACAGTTACATTGTCCGCAAAAGACAAAGAAGCGCGCGAAGCTAAATACCCGCAAGCTACTTCAGCACTTAAAGCGTTTAATGCAAAAACAGATAAATTTGACAGCGTTATTACTGAGTTGTTAGAAAATAAAGAAGGTCTAGATGAAATAACCGGATTCTTTGGCGGCAGAACAGATTTGGCTGCCATGACTAAAAAAGGACGACGCGCGCTTGCTTTATTCAATACTATTACGGCTAAAGGTGGTTTTTCTGAACTTCAAGATATGCGTAATGCGTCGCCTACGGGCGGCGCGTTGGGCAACGTGTCTAATCAAGAAGGCGGGCAACTTATTGCTTCGTTTGGCGCATTGTCGCGTACTCAAGACGGCGATGATGTGCGCAAAAGTTTAATTACTGCTCAAAATGATTTACGAAACTTAAAAGAGCGCATGGGCGAAGCGTATGATTTAACGTATGAATACAGAAACGCCGGTGGCGGTGGGTTTACTTACTTAGGCAGGGAACCATAATGGCGCGCTATAGAGTTAAAGGCCCTGACGGCGCAATCCATGTGTTTGAAGGCCCCGATGACGCAACGCCTGAACAAGTAACGGCGTTTGCGCAAAAGCAATTTTCACAAAAACCTGAGCCTACAGCGGCAGCGCCTGTTAATCAAAAGGAAGAAGCGCCGCAAAAGTCGCCAAGTGAAATGCGTCAAGAAATGATAGCTCAAGAAAAAGGGCAATTTATTGCGCCTTTTAAAGGGCTAAGTTCTGGCGTAGGCAACATTATGTTTGGCGCTCAAGAATACCTTGGCAAAGGCGCGCAATTGGTAGGTGCGCAAGAAACAGGGCAAGCAATAATTGACGATTCCGCTCGCCGCCGCGCGCAAGCGCAAGCTGAAGTAGCACCTTATAAAGACCAATTTCCCAAAGCAACTGGGGCGGGCGAGATTGTAGGTGAAGTTCTTGCTACAGGGCCTGTTGGTGCAGTTGTAGCCGCCCCATTAAAAATGGCAGGTGTTGCTAAACCGATTGTTGAGGCTATTAGTTCTGCGGGCTTTAAAACAGGTCTTACACCAACGTCTATCTCAACACGGGCAATTGACTTAGGTGTGCGTGGCACAGGTGGTGCAGTAACGGGCGGCATAAGCGCAGGATTGATTAATCCCGATGATGCAAGCACGGGCGCAAAAATTGGCGCAATTGTTCCCACTGTTGTTGCCCCTGTTTTAAAACAGTTTGCAAAAGGTCTTGGTTTTACTAAAGATGTTATTACGGGTCGTGCAGCAGAAGTTCGTGCAGCAGAAATTGTCCGTGAAACACTTAAAGATCAGCTTGTGCCTGCCGCCGAGGCGTTGGCAAGAGCACGCCCAGGCATTACAGCTATACAAGCCCTTCAAGAAGCCGGTATTAACGCTGATCCATTTATGGCGCTTGGTAAACTTGCCGAAAAAATGGATACGAAATCAGCATATCGTTTGCTGATGGAATCGCAAGAGCTTGGGCAACTTAATCAGCTGAACACAATGGCGGGTGGTCGCACTCAAACTGAAATTTCTGAGTCATTAAGGGCAAACAAAAATGCTTTAAATGAAGTAACAACGCCTATGCGAGAAACTGCGTTGCAAGCCTCCAATCAAGCAGATCAAACTATTTCGCGGTTAGCCCCACTCATAGCGCAAAAAGAAGCGTCTATGGTCAGCGCATTGCAGGGTCAAGGCCAAGCTGCGACTAACGTAGCGCAACAAACCAACATTGCGCGCGGCGGCGTATTACCCGCAACTATGGGTACACCTAATTACCCTAATCAATTTCCTTCGCCAATAGGCGGCACCGGAATACCGCAGCCAATGGCTGTAGCTACGCAAGCCGGTCTACCGCGAATTTCACCAAGCGCAACTTTAAACGCTGAAC